TCAGCGTGATCCATCCCACCACCAAATGTAACTATCCCTGTCTCATTTAAGCTAGTTTCTAATAACCACTTCCCATATCTGTATGCTTGTCCTCTATTGTTACATCCATAAGCTATTACATCTATTGGTTTGTATCCATATCTTGCTATTCCAGTAGCGTTTTCTACTACTTCTATGGCTATTCTGAAGAAATCATCTGGATCATTCCAACTCACATTAGCGACTGTATATCTTGTTTTTAAATCTGTACCAGCATAGTTAAAGATACCATCTTCTACGTTCGCTGCTGTTATTAATCGTGTAGCATCTTTTGGACTATCCTGCACGAATGTTGCTAATCCGCCACTCCAGTAAATCATAGACCTGAAATTACTAATCATTACATTAATAACGTTTATAGCGTCTGCTCTATTATTTATCACACCATTAAATGTGAATCTTCTGTTCGTAGATCCAAATCCATCATCTACTTGTGTGTCACAATAAACACCTATAGTATATAATCCCCATTTATCAATATAAGAAGCAGCAAGCCCTAATCCATATCTATCTTTATTTAAAATGTCATAAACTACCCAAGCTGGATTATCAGACCATTCTGTTTTAAATGAACCGCCCCAAGTACCAGCATATGAAGCTGTATCTGCCCCAGAATCATAAGTTCTATTATCAGGAACTTTAATTTTCAAGCCTTTAATATCATATTGTCGTGATACTACTTTGTTCCCAAAATCTTTTACATTTACTTGAATACCAATTAAGGCTCTATCAGCATAGCTAATTTTCTTTTCTTTTATTTCTGATATAGAATAGAAATATGTATTATTGACGAGTTTGCTTGAGGTGCTATCAGCAGTAGTTCGTCTTAATCTAATAGTCCAAGGGCCATCACCGTAACTATCTAAATCACTTACTCTAACTTTAGTCTGATAAGTAGAATTAAACTTATCTGTCACAGTTAGGGCTTTGATATCTTCTTGCCAACCTTCTCCGTCTGGTTGTATATCTACTGCTAATACTAAAGATGATGCTTTGATATCTCCCTGGTCATTAATACTATATAATGCTGGTATAGAAATAATTACTCTAACATCATCTACATCAGTGTCTGTAATTTGTCGAGTAATTCCTCCACCATCATAAGTTACTTCCGTATTTATTACAGTAGTGTTTATTCCAACGTCTGTTATTCCAGGAATATAAGCTTGATCCGATGTGCCTGTTCTTTTATAAGTAGTTATACCATCATAGTTATAATCTCCACCATCTTGTTGTAGCTGTATCTCGTCTAAATATATAGATTTATCACCATTAACAAGTCCTTCTATTTCGCCCTGGCAAACTAAGTCTACAAGTCTAACTATAGCATTACTCTGGGCGATAGTAGCATCTTCAGTCGGTACATGACCACTACTTCCACCTTTACCACCACCCTTTTTTCCTTCGTATGGATATAACTTTTCTGTCATACTGTCTCCACATCCATCTCTGCTTGGATCACCGTAGATCCTACAATTGCTCTACCATAAACTAATGGTATAGGATGACCTTGCTCTGTCGAATTTACTGGCCCACTATAAATAAATGATTTCTTATCCTCCATTTCTCCATAATTTTCTACTGTAGGAACAGGTGTTAGCAACATTGCTACTCCACCTAACATCATACCTATTCCAGCTGATATTAAATAAGGAGAAATAGGGTTTCCAGGAAAATAAACATTAGCGACAATTCCAGCAGTTATTAGAACTGCTCCTATAAATACTGGCACAAACCCAGATTTAGCACCCTCTATTCTTGGAACTATATAGAAGTCCCCTTTTTCAAATGTCATACTAAGTTGTTCTTTCTTATCAAATGTTTCAGCAGTTTTTAAATCTTCTCCATGATGAATAGAATAATACTTATCCCTAATGTAGTTATTAAATTCTGCGCCAAAGTTAGCTTTGAATGCTCTTATAGTTTCACCTATAGATTCTACATCGAGCGTATGTTTCTTCCCGAACTTCTTTCCGAGGGCCCCACTGAGATATATATTTCTTAACATAATGTTTTGTGCCTCACTATACAGACAACGTTATTTCTATACATATTAACAGGTGCTGTGTTCGATAAAGAATTAGAATGTAGACAAAGATGATGCAATAGAAGCCCTTGATCGATATATACTGCTGTGTGATTTATTATAGAAGAATTCACTTTTGCTAATATTCCATCGTGCAATTGTAAGTCATTCGGATCAGTACTAACTATCTTGAAGCCAACTTCATCTAATCCATCCATTACTACATTCTCAAATGCCTTATCATCTTTCTTCCAGAATCCATACTCCCTAGGCCATACAGGTAATGTTATGTCCAACTCGTTCCTATAGTAATCTCTCACCAACGAGAAACAATCAGACACTCCCATGAAGAATGGTCTACCCTTATATTCTGGTATAGGTAATTGGTCTCCCCAAGCGAACACTTGTCTCACATATCCATTCTTCAAATTAATAATAATCCAAGGAACTTCACTCCTTATTTGCCTATCCATATCAGTTTTACTTGCATGTGGGTGATCGTTATGTGAGTGTACTATTGCTTGCACATCTCCTAATTCATATGCTTTAACTATATCTGCTGGACTTATTTTGAACTCTGATTCTTTGTTTCCTGCTATATTAGTACAAGGAATATACTTGTGGTCTACTATAATTCCTACTGATTCTGATGGGAACTCCTCAATAGCTTGTCTTTTTGCTTTCTCTATGTTTTGTCTATGAAATGTTTCTATATTATACTCTATCATCCTTTCTCCTAAACTCGTACCTTTGCCACGTTAGGAAAAGCCCTTGTTGGCAACACATCAGCTTTAAGTGGATATCTTAACTTACAGTCTGAATATCTTTTCCCACAATCATCATCTTCTTCTGTCACTGTAGGTGTGCCATCTCGTTCAAAACAACTTGCTCCAGTATAAGGACATGTCGCATCTGTATAATCAAATGCTGATCCATCCCATACTCTATAAATATGAGTACAAGTATCTCGAAGCACTTGTTCCTTTGGTAAATAAGTTCCCTCGTAATCCATATATGCAGTTAACTTCCATTCTATGAAAAATTTATTCTGTTGTGTCTTTTGTTGTACTCGCCATATATCAACAGGGAACTGAGCATTACTATCAGCCTCATCTCCATCATCTAGATATTTTGCGAACGTTCTTCTCCTTGTTAATATTGCTCCGACTAAGTCATCATATGAGACTATTTCCGCAACTAGGGATTGCGAAACATTAGATATTGTGAAAGTAGGTTGGGGGATAACACCTTCACCAGTAACTTCAAAGCCTTCTGCCTTACAATCTATGGGAGTATATTCGACAGAGTTAAGCTCAACTATAGCCCCAGCAGTTGTAACATTCTCCGTAAAGTAAATGGTGGTTCCACCAAGGCTCGTCATGTCTAACTCAAACAATGTGACTAACTTACCAGGTGCTAATTTTTGTATTGTAGAGGCTATCTTGGCATTAGTCGTCATTATAAATCAAACTCCTGTAAGAAGGTAGCTGTAAGTGTCACGACATTCTTGCGAATATATTTCCATGACCACTGTTCACATGTCCACTTATATGAAGCAGCCTCACCAACTGGTGTCCAAGTGAATGATTGATAACCTGCCCGTTCTTCAAAGTGAGTTATCAGTGCTTTTATATTAGTTGGTGTACTTTGCCAGGTCATGATGTAGTTCTTTGAAACATTATTAATACCATCACCTACCCTTTGACGATAACCATCACCAAAGTCGTTCTTTAAAACTCTAGCAGTTTCAGTTTTGTCTACGTTGTATGTAGGTTTTATTGTCGTTGGAAGTGCTGCTGCCATTAAGATGCCCTCGCTTGTATTCTATTTAACATACCTCCTGGCCTTTGATGATAAGATAATCGTTTATCAATTTCGACGCCTATCATTTTACCTACCCTGCTTCCTACTTCGTTTGCCTCTTCTTTGCTAGTACCGCCCTTAGCATCTACATTTACACTTATATTTATATTAGATTTTTCTATGCTATTTCCTGCTGAAGATCTATTTAAAGGCGTAATCTTCTCAGTTCCATGTAGTGTTACTGGATAACCAGATTTAGGGCCAGTTGCTATTCCACCATTAGCAAATGACGGAGTATAACCAGACCCTACTGGTACAGATGGTCCAGCACCACCACCTAAACCACCTGCCCACCCCATAGCTGCTGAAACAGCCTTGAGCATAAGTGTTTGTATTATCATTCTGGATATTTGGCTAAGGAACGAAGCAGCGAAATCTTTGAAAGCGTCTTTAGCTGAGTTTATACCAGTTACCCAATCCATAAAAGCATCAGTCATGCCTGTACTAAAATCATAAAGAGCAGCATAAGTAACATCTTGTATTAATACACTTAAGTCTTCAAAGTCTTTTCTGAAGTCTTCGATTCCAGCTTTTATACCTTTGGTAGCTTCCTTAGCTTCTTCGGCTCCACTCTTATAATCTTCCCAAGCAGCTACACTTTGAAGCCTAAAGATTTCTAGCTCGTAATTAATCAAGCCCAGTTCGGTTTTAAAACTTTTAGCAAAGGCTACTAAATCTATCCACTCCTCAGTAGGAAGAGGCGTTTTGGCCAACTTCTTCTTGGCGTCGTGTATATATATTACCTTCTTCTCGTAATCATCTAGTAAGTCAAGAAAACCAGGAAAAACAACTGGCTCAGATGGTGTAGACACTCCATCAGCACCTTCCTTCTTGGCCCTTCTTAACCACTTGATGAGTCTATATATACCATAGATCGCAGTAGCGATTGCACCTATTAATGTGAACTTCCAGAAGGTGCTGAGAGCTACAAATGCTACCTTCACAGCCCATACACCGTGTTTAAGATGAAGGAGAGCGACTCTAAATGCTACCGTAATACCAAGAGCCTTCTTTACCATGATCCAATACTTACCAAAACTTGCAGCCGTCGCGACGATCCCACCAGTTACAGCAATCGCTCCTATAGCGAGCTTAGTTACAAAGAGACCTGCTACGATACTTGCCCAGAACGCCAGCAGTTTTAGGGCTCCCGTTAACACTTCAACAGCAATAGTTATTCCTTTGATCCATTTCGCCACTCCCACTTTCACAAGTTCCCTATTTTGAGTTACCCACTCCGTCATCTTTATGACTGTGTTCGTGATCTGAGGCAGTAAGTCCTCAACGATGGCCATCTTAATCCCGTCTAAAGCACCCTTCCAATCTCTCAACGCGTCCACGAGAGCAGCAGATCTTGCAGCGAACTTCGTACTCACCACAAGCCCAAGTTCTTCTGCCTTCTTTATCAAGTCTTCAATGCCAGCACTACCAAGTTTCAACATCGGAAGTAGTTGCGTACCAGCCCTAGAACCAAACAACTCCATAGCATACGCAGCCTGTTGAGAAGCATTACTCATTCCAGCTAGTTTATCTGCAACGTCCTTCATCGTATCAACAGGGCTTTTCAACCTTCCGTCTACGTCCGTTACAATTATTCCTAATGCCTCAAAAGTCTTTGCAGCCTCACCTGTGCCAT